ATCTTAAACAACAATATTTTACACAGTTTAAAGATGTATCTAATACATTTACAAGAAGATTATCAGAAAAGGTTTATCAGAATACATTAGTTGGTTCAGAATTTACTGTATTAGAAAAAGAATTAAGACAAACTATCAATGGTATTTATGCTAGTGCAGATGACCCTGAAGCACAAAAATTAGTTGATTATATAAATAATAATAAGTTTAATAAATCAAAACAATCACAAGTTGATAAGGCAGTTCAAACATTACAATCTAAATTTGCTAGAGATAGGGCTGGAGAGAATATGAAAAGATATGCTGGTCAGATATTAAACGACTCATTAAGAGATTTTGATGCAACTTTAAACTTTAATAAGTCAAAAGATGCTGGATTAACTTTTGTTAAATACTATGGAGATGTAATTCCAACCACTAGGGAGATTTGCAGAAATTTAATTAGTGGTGTATATAACAAGAGGAAAAGTGGACTTTTCACAATTGATGAAGTCAGAAAACTTTGGACAAGTAGAAGCTGGTCAGGCAAAAAGTCTGGAAATCCTTTAGTTGTCAGAGGTGGTTATAATTGTCGTCATCAATGGTCTTATGTCAATCCTGATTGGTATGACAGTAAAGGCGAACTAATAATATAACTAGGAGAAATAAATGTCTGAAGAAACAAAAACAATCCCAACTGAAACAGTAGAAAAAAAAGAAGAAGTAAAAGTAGAAACACCTAAACAACAAGTTTTTACACAAGAACAATTAGATAACATAATCAAAACAAGACTTGAAGCTGAACAGAGAAAAACACAAAAGATTCTTGAAGCAGAAGAAAGTAAAAAAGCTGAATTGTTAAAAGAACAGCAATTAAAAGAAGCTAAATCTAAAGCAGATATTGAAAAGATTATGCAAGATAGATTATCTGAAAAAGACTCTGAACTTAACAGATATAAAACACAGATTAAAAAAGAAAAAGTTGATAACTCAATCTTATCTGTTGCTAATAGAGAAAAATCTATCAATGCACAGCAAGTCGTATCTTTATTAAAAGACGAAGTTAAATATACTGATGATGGTCGTATAGAAATAGTTGATAATAATTCTAATGTACGATATAACACAAAAGGAGAACTATTAACGATAGACGATAGAGTTAAAGAGTTTTTAGATGCTAACCCACATTTCCGTCAAGGGTCTTTGTCTGGTTCAGGAAGTCAGAGTAGTGTTGAAGGTAAAACTGTAAAACCATTTAATATTCAGGATTTAGATATGAGTAAGCCAGAAGATCGTGCTAAATATGCAGAGTATCGCAAAGAACGAGATTCAAAACCTACTCAAATTAACTTAACAAATAAATAATAAAGGAAATAAAAAATGTCAGCAGAAACTACAAGTTCTACACTATCGGAACTATACACAGAGATAGTGGCAGAAGCATTGTTTGTAGCAAGTGAAAGATCAATTATGCGACCACTTGTAAAAAACTATGCTATAACAGGTGGCGGAAAGTCAGTTGAAGTTCCAATCTATGCGGCAGTAAGTGCGGCGGCGGTTTCGGAAGCGGCTGATTTATCTAACACAGCAATCAATCCATCATCTGTAACTATTACAGCATCAGAAAATGGAATAATGACTACTCTAACAGATTTAGGAAGAAATGCGGCACCAAGAAATGTTGCGGCAGATATTGGTAAACTGTTTGGAGAAGCGATTGCAAAAAAAATAGACACAGACTTAACAGCACTATTCGGTGGTTTTTCAAACACTGTTGGTTCAGCTACAACTGTTATGTCAGCGGCATTGATTTTCAATGCAGTGGCTAAATTAAGAGCAACTGGTGTTCCAAGTGATAATCTTGCTTGTATATTACACCCAAATATTGCTTTTGATTTAAAATCTGGTTTATCAAACACATTTGCTAACCCTAATCCAGGTGCTGGTAATGAAGCTTTGAGAACTGGTTTTGCTGGTCAAATCGCTGGTGTTAGTGTTTATGAAACATCAAACATGGCAGACTCATCAGGTAATAATCCAGGAACTACTGGAGATTACAAAGGTGCAGTATTCCATTCAGATGCTTTAGGTCTAGCAATGATGCAAGACTTGAAAATTGAAACTCAAAGAGATGCGAGTTTAAGAGCAGATGAAATTGTTGCAACAGCAGTTTATGGAGTTGGCGAATTACAAGACTCTTATGGTTGTGAAGTTGAAGCAGACTCATCAATACAAGACGCTTAATCATAATTTTACAGGGGCGAGAAATCGCCCTTGTATCAACTAGGAGAAAATTATGGAAGAAATGATAAAATTAATAAATGGAAAAAAAACCATTATTAGATCAAAAATACAGTACGAAGCTAATGTAAAACATTTTGAAATGAGAGGTTTTGTTCCTTTTGATGAAGTAAAAAAAGAAATTAAAAAAGCGACAGTAAAAGACATTTCTGATAAAGTGGTTCAACTTAAACCAAAGAAAAGAAAAACAAGGAAAAAGAAATGAAAAATTTAGAAAAATATATTAAACTTGCAAAAGATAATCCTAAAGTAACTGCTGGAGTTATTGTAGGAATTATTGTTTTAATTTGGATATTATAATATGGCAAACTATACTGGTGCTGATGTAATTACTCATGCTGATGTAACAAAGTATCAACCTGATGCTTTTGATTTTGGTATTGCAAATAACGCAACAGAAACAGTTAATTTCTTTGCACAAACTACAAATGATATTTTAAGAGCATTAAGAGTTGAGTGGTGGCCTGTATATAAAACAAACATATTTACAGATATTACAGTTTTAAACACAGCAGAAATGGTTAATACAAAAGTTAATTTAGATCAGTTTGAGAGGGCTGGTGTTTATCTATTTCTAGGAAGATTCTTTTTACCAGCATTAACTAAATTTAGACCAGAAACAGAAAAAGATAGATTTGAAAGAATGGCTGAATATTACATGGGTCAGTACAATATTGAATGGCGAATGATATTAGAAGATGGTGTAGAGTATGATTCAGATGCAGATGGAAGTATTGTATCTAATGAAAGAGAACCTTTACATGGATATAGACGATTGACTAGATAATGGCTGTCACTTTAAAGATTACATCTAATCAAAAAAAAGTATCTAAAAATTATAAAAAGTTTCAATCAGTATTATCAAGAGTTATTGATAAAGGTGTTAAACAAGCTGGGTTTCAATTATTAGATATAGTTAGAACCAAAACTCAAAAAGGCAAAGATTTTAACGATAGACCCTTTGCACAATACTCACAGAGTTATTTAAAACAATTAAACAGAGAGGGTAAATCAACTAATGTAGATTTATTTAATACTGGTCGTATGTTAGGAAGTTTAACACCTAATAGCACAGTAAAAAAAACAGGAAAACATAAAGTAACATTAGGATTTAGTAATTCACAGATGCGTAAAAGAGCATTGTTTAATCAAGTATTAAATGAGCCAAAAAGAGAATTTTTTGGCTTTAACAATAGAACAGAAAAGATTATAAGTAAGCAGTTTAACAGATTTGTAGAAAAAGAATTAAGAAAGTTTAGAATATGAGTGTAAGAGAAAACATAGCGGCTAATTTATTATCAGTAATATCTGGTATATCTAGCCCAGACATAAAAAAAGCAACTAGACAACCATTTCAACTAGATGAATTATCAGAGCAACAATATCCAGCAGTAATAGTACAAACATCAGAAGAAAATAGAGATGATTCGGAATTAGGAACTGGTGCTAGAACAAGACATGGTACGATTGATTTTGTAGTATTAGGTTTTGTAAAAGGTGCTGAATCTAATATAGATACTGCAAGAAACGCATTAATTACAGCTATTGAAACTGCATTAGAATCTGATATTACAAGAAGTAGTAATGCACTTGATACAGAAGTTATACAAGTAGAAACTGATGAGGGAAGTTTATTTCCTGTTGGTGGCATAAGAATGACTATTAGATGTATGTATGAGTATCAAGCTGGAACACCATAGGAGATAATATGACAACTAAAATTATAAACAAAATAGAAAAGAAAATAGACCAGATAGAAAAAATGCACGATAAAGAGTCTATGTTATGCGAAGAAGTAAAAGATTTATTATCTGAACTAAAAGAGAACCAAGAAGAAGATAATCAAGAATGGGAAGAAGATTTAGATGATGATAATTTTGAAGAAGATGAAGAAGATATTGACGAACAAGAAGAAAACTAATAAAAGGACTTATGGCTAAAGACATTAAATTATATAAAGATGGGAATGAAGTTGTAATTAACGAAACTCAACTTGATAATTTTTTAGATTTAGGTTGGAAGAAAGAACAAAATAATATATCAACAAGCAAAAAGGAAAATAAAAAATGGCAACACACTTTGGAAAAGAAGGAGTCGTAACTGCTGGTGGAACTGGTATAGGCGAACTAACTGGTTACACACTTGAAACTACTGCTGATGTTGTAGAAGATACTCAATTATCAGATGCAACTAAATCATTTGTAAGTGGCAGAACATCATTTTCAGGAACTTTAGACATGAGTTATGATGAAACTGATTCTCCACAACAAACATTAACTGCTGGAACTTCAATAAATTTTATATTAGGGCCAGAGGGTAATTCTTCAGGAGATGAAATTTTTACAGGCACAGGAATTGTTACAGGAATGAGTATTAATGTTACTTTAGATGGAATAACTACTAGATCAGTTACTTTTCAAGGAACAGGGGCATTAACTAGAGGTACTGTCTAATAAGACTTTATGAAGTTAATAGATTCTGCAAGATCACATTTTGAATCTTTAGGTGTTCAACATCTTGAAGTAGAAGAATGGAAAGATGAAGCTGGTAACCCAAGTTTAGTATATTGGAATCCAATAACTCTTTCTGAAAAAAATAGACTTTTTAAAAAATCAGATAACCTTAATGATGTAAGTATTCTTGCTGATATTCTAGTTATGAAAGCACTAGATAAAGATGGTAATAAACTTTTTACATTAGAAGATAAAATTGCTTTAATGCACAAAGTAGATTCTGATGTCCTCTCTAGGATAGCTTCTGAAATGGTTAAAGCTATCAATCCTGAAGAAGTAAAAAAAAACTAAAATCTGATCCTCAATTAAAGAATTGTTTTATTCTAGCCGATAGGTTAAAAATATCCCTACAAGAAGTTTTACAAATGGAAGAATGGGAGTATAATCATTGGCTTGGTTATCTTTTATTAGAACAAGAAGAACACGAAAGAAGCATGAATAAAGCAAGGCACAGATAATGGCACAAAATTTAGTTTTAAATGTATTAGCAAGAGATAAAACAAAACAAGCATTTAATAGTGTTCGTGCTGGACTTACTAATTTAAAAGCATCTTTGTTTTCAGTTCAATCAGCTTTAGTAGGAATAGGTGGTGGACTCGTAGTTAGATCAATTTTAAAAGTAGGTAGTGAAGTAGAAAATCTTGGTATTAGATTTAATTTTTTATTTGGTAATGTTAAAGAGGGTCAAAAAGCATTTAAAGGTTTAATAGACTTTGCTGGTAAAGTACCTTTTTCACTAGACGAAATATCATCAGCATCAGGAAGTTTAGCAGTTGTTGCAAAAGATGCAGATGAACTACAAAAAATATTAAAGATTACTGGTAATGTTGCGGCAGTTACAGGATTAGATTTTAGAACAACAGCAGAACAAATACAGAGATCATTCTCATCAGGTATTGGTGCGGCAGATTTATTTAGAGAAAGAGGTGTTAGAGCATTATTAGGATTTAAAGCTGGAATGACAGTTACCACAGAAGAAACAATAAAAAGATTTGAAGAATTATTTGGAGAAGATGGAAGATTCTCAAAAGCAACAGAAGTATTAGCAACAACATTTACAGGAACATTATCAATGCTTGGAGATAAACTTTTCAAGTTTAAATTAGAAACTAACGAAGCTGGTTTTTTTGATTTTATTAAAAATGCACTTGTAGTTACTAATAGATTAATTGAAGAAAACGCAAAAGCATTAAGTGGTTTTTCAACTGCTGTTGGTCAAGGTATGGTCAATTTTATAAAACAATTTATTTTAGGTATGGCTGGTTTAATGGATTTAGTAGCACCTTTATTTAGAGTAATTAATAATGGTCTAGCTGGATTAATAGAAATAGTTAAAGCACTACCACCAGCTATTAGAGAGTTAGGTATTCTTGGATTCTTAATGTTAGGTAGAGGTGGAAAAATAGCAGTAGTTGGTGTTCTAGCATTACTTAAAAAAATGGGAGTAGATTTAGACGAACTTACTAATAAAATCTTTGGTGCAAATGATAAAAAAAGCATGGGTGGTATGTTTGAAAAAGCTAATAAGTTTATAGAACTTATAGATGAAAATATAATTGCATCTAAAAAATCTATGGAAGAACTTATGAAAGCGGCAACTAATTTTACAGAAGAAACAGAAAAAGTTGGAATTAGTTTACAAAAAATAAAAGAAAATATTTTAGCTGGATTCAAAAAAGACTTTGAATCTATTAATAGTACAATAGGAAAAATGGCTACTAATGGAATAAAAGCATTTTCAAGAGGACTTGCAGAGTCTTTAGTTCTTGGTAAAAAACTTAATATGACATTTAAAGAAATAGCACAAAAACTATTAGTAGATATGGTAGCTTTTACAATTCAAATAGTCATTCAAGAAACAATTAGAAATGCACTTAAAAAAGAACAAGTAGATTCAGAAGCAAAAATTACAAACGAATTGAGATCACAAACAACAGAAATGAAAAAACAAGCTGTATTAAGTATGTTCACAGGGGGTTTTAAGATTCCAGGTTTTGCTAGTGGTGGTGCAGTATCTAAAGGTAATCCAATAGTGGTGGGAGAAAGAGGGCCAGAATTATTTGTACCAAATTCATCAGGACAAATTAATCAAAATGCTAGAGGAACTGGTGGTGGAAGTACAACAGTTAATTTCAATATAAACACAGTAGATGCTTCTGGCTTTGAAGATTTATTAGTTAGATCAAGAGGAACTATTACACAATTAATTAATAATGCTGTTAATGAAAGAGGGAGTAGAAATTTAATATAATGTCAGGTTCTTTCCCTATATCAACTGCTAAATTTGGAACTTTAGGAATAAAGTCAATTCAAAATACAATTATATCTAAATCAGTATCAGGTAAAAGATTAGTAAGACAAATAGATAACCAAAGATTTGCTTTTACTGTTCAAATTATTACTGCAAAAAGATCAGATGTATATGGAGATTTAATGGCTTTTATAATGAAACAAAGAAGTCAAAAAGAAACTTTTACAATCATACCACCAGAAATAGAAGATGCTAGAGGTAACGAGTCAGGTACAGTTTTAGTTAATGGTGTTCATGCAGTTGGAGATACAACAATCGCTTGTGATGCTTTTGCTGGAGATGGTGCTGGTAGATTTAAAGCTGGAGATTTTTTAAAGTTTGCTTCACATAATAAAGTTTATATGGTTGTTGCAGATGTAACAAGTTCTAGTAATGCGGCCACAGTTACAATAGAACCACCTTTACTTGTAGCACTAGCAAACGATTCAGTAGTTACTTATGACAATGTTCCTTTTACAGTTTCATTAACAACAGACATTCAAGAGTTTGGAGTATCTGGTGCAGATAAAGATGGTAATTTATATTATGAGTTTCAATTTGATGTTGAAGAAGCATTGTAGATGAAATATAAAGTTAAGTATTGGATAAGTGTTGATTTTTTAGCAGAAGAAATAATAGATGCTGATGATTTTAATTCTCAATCCTTTAATCAGGGTAAGTATAGCGAACCATCTAAAAATGCTAGTTATATGGTCAATGATGCAATAAAAATTAACAGACGAACATTTGAGGAACATGACGAGAAGCCTGACAACAGCGATAAAGAACGAACTAGCAACAAATGATATTAAACCAGTACATCTTATCACTATTGGCTTCGGTACTCCTGTTAATATTACAGATTGTTCATTTCCATTAACATCATCAATATCAGGTTCATCAGTTACATATTCTTCTAGTGATTTTATATTAGGAATATCTAATCATACAGAAGAAACAGACGTTACAAAATCAAGTATAAATATTAATCTTTCAGGTGCAGATCAAACATTTATTTCAATAGTATTAAATGAAAATATAGTTAATGACAATGTTGATATTTTTAGAGGTTTTTTAAATGATTCTAATGCTTTAATTGCTGACCCTTTTTTACTTTATAAAGGAAAAATTGAAAGTTTTGAAATACAAGAGGGAGAAAAAGAAAGTATAGTTGGTTTATCAGTTGTATCTCATTGGGCAGATTTTGAAAAAAAAAATGGTCGAAAAACAAACAACACTTCTCAACAAAGATTTTTTAGTGCAGACGTTGGTATGAATTTTTCATCACAAACAGTACAAGATATTAAATGGGGTAGAAAATAATGGGATTAAGTATTAAGAGTGTTGTTAGAAGAGCAGTATCGCCTGTTTTAAGATTTCTTGGAGTAAATCCATTAGTCGCATTAGGTGTTAGTTTATTTCTTGCTTGGATATTAAGACCAAAAGTTCCTGAAATAGAAGATTTTGGTACAAATGAATTTGATGATTTTGAAAGAGGTTTATTAGTTAATAAACAATCTAATGACTCAAACATTCCTGTTATATTTGGAGAAAGACTTGTTGGTGGAACTAGAGTCTTTATGGAAACTTCAGGCACAGATAATACTTATTTATATATGGCAATCGTTATGTCGGAGGGAGAAATAAACGATATAGAAGAAATTAGAGTAGATGATAAAGTTGTTACATTTGCATCTAGTTTTTCAGATGGAACAGAAGTAGAAGTAGGAAGTGGAGATAGTAATTTTTTTAAAGATAGTGAAAGTTTAATTAGAGTAGAACCTCATTATGGAACAGATGGTCAATCAGCATCATCTTTATTATCAACATTATCATCTTGGGGAAGTAACCATAAATTATCTGGTTTATGTTATTTAGCATTAAGATTTAAATGGAATCAAGACGCATTTACTGGAATACCTAAAGTCCAAGCAAAGATACAAGGTAAAAAAGTTGTATTTTATAATTCTGATTTAGATGCACAAACTGCGGCTTATAAAACAAATCCAGCTTGGTGTTTATTAGATTATTTAACAAATGAAAGATATGGAAAAGGTGTAGCAATTTCAGAAATAAATTTACAAAGTTTTTATGATGCTTCAGTTGTTTGTGAAACACAAGTAACACCATATTCAGGTGCAAGTGATATAAATATTTTTGATACAAATACTGCATTAGACACATCACAAAAAATTATAGATAATGTTAGAGAAATGTTAAAAGGTTGCAGAGGTTATCTTCCATACACACAAGGTAAGTATAGTTTAATTATTGAAACAACAGGAAGTGCATCAATCACATTAACAGAAGATGATATTATAGGTGGATATAATTTATCTATCCCAACAAAAAATGAAAGATACAATAGAGTTATAGTTGGCTTTGTTGACCCAGCAAGAAATTTTCAAGTTAATGAGGTTCAGTTTCCACCTATTGACGATAGTGGATTATCAAGTGCAGATAGACACGCAACTATGAAAACTGCTGATGGTGGATTTTTGTTAGAGGGTAGATTTACATTTAAGACACTTACAAGTCCATATCAAGCAGAGGAGATGGCAGAAGTTATTTTAAGAAGATCAAGAGAAGCATTAACACTTGGTATTAATGTTAGCTTTGATGCTTATGATTTAGCCATTGGAGATATAGTAAATATTACACATAGTTCTTTAGGTTTTTCTGCAAAAGCATTTAGAGTTATGGGTTTAACCTTTAACGAAGATTACACAATAGGATTATCTCTTGTTGAATATCAAGCTAGTCACTATACTTGGGCAAGTAAAGCACAAGTAGCATCTACACCATCTACTAATCTTCCTAATCCTTTTATTGTTCAAGCACCATCAAGTGTAACTTTAGATGATGAGTTAATTGAATATAATGATGGAACTGTAATTGTAGCTTTAAATGTAACTGTTGGTGCTTCTGCTGATAGTTTTGTTGATTATTACCAAGTAGAATACAAATTAAGTACAGATTCAGATTTTATAATTTATGCACAAGGTTCAGGATTAAATCACAGAGTCTTAAATGTAATTGACCAAAAGATTTATAATGTAAGAGTTAAAGCTGTATCATCTCTTGGTGTATCATCAGCTTATGTAACAGCAACTAGAACTATTGTAGGTGCTATTGAACCACCAGCAGATGTAACAGATTTTTCTTGTAATATTTTAGGACAAGAAGCACATTTAGCTTGGACACAAATACCTGATTTAGATTTAGCTTTTTATCAAATTAGATATTCAACAGAAACAGATGGCACAGGAGATTGGGCAAACTCTGTATCTTTAGTAGAAAAAGTATCAAGACCAGCAACATCAGTTACAGTTCCAGCTAGGGCTGGAACCTATCTTATAAAAGCATTTGATAAATTAGGTAATGCAAGTTCTAATGCAACTGCAATAGTTTCTAATGTTATTGGAATACAAAATTTTAATACAATAACTTCTGTATCAGAACACCCTAATTTTAATGGAACATTGACAGATACTACAATAGTAGATGGCAGTTTAAGATTAGATTCTTCAGAATTATTTGATTCAGCTAGTGGAAACTTTGATGCAGAAACAACTAGATTTTTTGATTCAGGTGTTAGTAATGCAGACTTTAATGCAAGTGGTAATTACTTATTTGCTGATGTAGTTGATATAGGTGCTAAACATACTACTAGAATTACAGCTACTTTAAAACAAACTTCTGATGACCCAGATGATTTATTTGATAATAGATCAGGACTATTTGATTCACAAAATTCTAGCTTTGATGGAGATACACCAGCCAACTCTAATGCACATTTAGAAATTGCCACAAGTGATGACAACTCTACTTATACTGATTTTCAAAATTTTGTTATAGGAAATTATACAGCTAGATATTTTAAATTTAGAGTTGTTTTAACTTCTAGTGATTTAGCTTCTACTCCTGTAGTTCAAGAAGTATCAATCACAATAGATATGGAAGATAGAATATTTAGTGGAAATAATATAGAATCTGGTACTGCAACTAAAACTGTTACATTTACAAATCCATATAAAACTGCTAGTTATGCTTTAGGAATTACAATGGAAGATGCAACCACAGGCGACTTCTTTACAATATCTAATAAAACTATTAATGGTTTTGATGTATTGTTTAAAAATTCAGGTGGAACAAATGTATCAAGAACATTTGATTTTATTGCAAAAGGGTTTTAAAAGGGATATAAGAAAACATTATGGCTCAACACGATTATAATATAGCAAACGCATCATTTCCAACAGTTAGAACAGATATAAACAATGTTTTATCTGCTGTTAATTCATCTAATTCAGGTTCTTCAAGACCAAGTTCAGCAGTAGCTGGAACAATCTGGTTAGATACTTCTGGTGTGGCAACTGCCCAACTTTTAAAGATTTATGATGGTGCGGCTGACATAACTTTAGCAACTATTAATTTTACAGCTAATACTGTTGATTTTGCAGATTCTGCTTCTGATCTTCTTACTGACACTTCTCCACAATTAGGTGGAATGTTAGATGTTAATGGTAATGCTATTGGAGATGGTACTTTAGAACTTTTAAAATTTGTAGAAACAGCAAGTGCAGTTAATGAATTAACTATTACAAATAATTCAACAGGTAACAATCCTATTTTATCTGCAACAGGAAGTGATACAAATATTGGTATTGCTTTAACTCCTAAAGGAACAGGAGAAATAGTTATTGGAAGTGGAAACTTAAATTATGCTGGAACAGCAGTAACTGCAACAGGTGCAGAATTAAACAAATTAGCAAGTGCTGGTACTTTAAAACAAGCTGGTAAAGAAACTATGTGGGTTCCAGCTTCAGCTATGTATGGTGCTACAACTAATCCAGCAGACGCACAACAAGTAGAAACAACAGCAACAAGACCTGATATGAAAGTATTAGACTTTGATGCTGGTACAGATGAATTTGCACAATTTTCAGTAGCATTTCCTAAATCATGGAATGAGGGAACAGTAACTTATCAAGTATATTGGACACCAGCTTCTACAAACACAGGTAATTGTATTTTTGGATTACAGGGGGTTTCTTGTGGAGATAGTGATACTATTGACGTTACTTATGGAACAGCAATAAATGTTACAGATGCTGGTATAGGAACTGTTAAAGATCAACAAGTAACAGCAGAAAGTGGTGCAGTTACTATTGCTGGTAGTCCAGCAGTAGATCAATTAACTTACTTTCAATTATTTAGAGATGCAAATGCTGGTGGAGATACATTTAGTGCTGATGCAAGAGTTCTAGGTATTAAAATATTTTTCACTACTGATGCGGCTAATGATGCGTAATTATGAGAGATTTAAAAAATAAACTCATTTCTAGCAAGAATACAAAAAATATACAAACACGAAAAAATAAATCATTTGGTTATCAAGTATTAGGTTTTGGTTCTGGAGGCTCTGCCCCACCAGCACCTTATAATATAGAATTTTTAGTTGTAGCTGGTGGTGCTGGAGGCGGCCCGAATCCTCATGGTGGTGGAGGGGGTGCTGGAGGTTACAGAACTTCTACGCAAGAAGTTGCACCAGACGTTCAAATTACAGCAACAGTTGGTGCTGGAGGTGCTGGGGGTACAGCATATTCTTCAAGAGGTGTTAATGGTTCTAATTCTGAAATATCAGGTACAGATTTAACAACTATTACTTCTGCTGGTGGAGGTGGTGGTGCTTTTGAAAATGTTGCTACTGCTGGTAATGGAGGTTCTGGTGGAGGAGGAGAGGGAAGAAATTCTCCTGGTTCAGGTGGCTCTGGAAACACTCCAAGTACATCTCCAAGTCAAGGTAATAATGGTGGTAATGGAAGTGGTGGTTCTGCTAACTATGGTGCTGGTGGTGGTGGTGGAGCTGGTGCTACAGGTGGAAATGGAAGTGGTAGCTCTGGAGGTAATGGAGGTAATGGAACTGCAAACTCAATAACAGGTTCTTCAGTTACTTATGCTGGAGGTGGAGGTGGTGCATTATTTAATGCTACTCCATCTGGTTCAGGTGGGTCAGGAGGTGGTGGTGCTGGTTCAAATGGTCAAGGTGCTAATGGAACTGCTAATACTGGCGGTGGAGGAGGTGGTAGTGAAAGACAACCTAATTCAAATGGAGGAAATGGTGGTTCTGGTGTAGTAATTTTAAAGATGCCAACAGCATCTTATACAGGAACACAAAGTGGTTCTCCTACTGTTACAACATCTGGAGATAATACAATTTTAACATTTACAGGGAGTGGCACTTATACTGCTTAAAAAATTATGGCTCATTTTTGTAAAATAGGAACAGAAAATTTAGTTGAAAAAATTGAAATAGTATCAAATGATATTGCAACAAATGAAGAAGCTGGTGTAAATTTTTTAAATAATCTTTATGGAACAAGTGATGTTTGGAAACAGACTTCTTATAATACATTAGCTGGGATACATAAATTAGGTGGAACACCATTTAGAAAAAATTATGGTTGCATTGGTTATACTTATGATGAATCAAAAGATGCTTTTATTGCACCAAAACCATTTAATAGTTGGATTTTAAATGAAACAACTTGTGTTTGGGAAGCACCTTTGTTAAAACCAGATGATGATAAAACATATTCATGGAATGAATCAACAGTAAGTTGGGATTTGATTGAATAAATATTAAATTAAAATGGTGTGAATGAATTACGATATTATACCTTTATTTTCTAAAGTTTTTTATATAAAAAAACTAGATATTGATACTAAAAAAATTGTATCCATGATGAATAATGATTTTGAAAAAGCTGGTTCAAAAACATCAGTAGATATTGAGAATATATGTTCATCTTCAATCTCAATGTCTGTGTTAGAACAAAATAAATTTAGTTCTTTAAAGAAACAAATAATGAAAGAATTTTATAATTTTGCTCATAATGTAATGAAATATGACAATGAGTTTAAAATAACAACATCTTGGTTTACAAAAACTCAAACAAGTCAAAGTTCAAACTATCATAATCATAATAATTCAATGATTAGTGGAATATTATATTTACAAACAGATGACAATTCTGGAAATATAAGTTTTGAAGATTTTAGTAATCGTAGATTTAACTTAAATGTTGAAAAATATAATATACATAA